TTTTACGGTTAGAGAATTCTTCAAATCACCGAATTGTTCGGCGTAATCAAGAAACATGAAGTGCTGATACATAGCCATTTGGAAGTCGCCTGTATCAATGTGAACTTGTCTTCTGTAAGCGCAATAAGCAATGTGATACTTGAGGAAAAGCATTAGGGTTATTTTTGATTCCATGCTGCACGCTCCTGTTCGATCTCTGCTGAAAATAGGTTGTAGATTTGCGATCTGACTTCGTTGTTAACAGCCCAACCTAGAGAGTCAGGGTTAAGCATTTCACGCAGTATGTCGTTGCGCTGTTTCAATGCGTGCCGTGTGCGTTCTAGCTCTGTTGTGAGCCACACGATGTGCTGTCTAAGCACTTCTCTTTCTTCTTCCTTTGCGTCTAGCAATTGCTTCTCCTGTTGTTGTGATTCCTTCATGCACTTGAGCGCATATTCCCGCATCTGCTTGGCTGAATACTTCGCTTCAAATACGCTGCATTTTCTTGGTAGTCGTGCGAGTGTCAAACTGCTTCACCTCTTGCTCGGATTGCGTCAGCAGCATCGTCCAAAACTGCTTGAAAGCCAAGCAAGAATCTTTCAGCCCACACTTTTCCGTGTTCTTCACACACCTTTGCACACGCCTCACGCTCTGCGGCAATACCGCTATCAACGCCAGCTCGGTAAGCATCAGCAATTGCAATTTTTGGGTCGTGCTTGGCTGCTACAAGTTTGGCAAAGGCTTCAATTTTTGGATTCAAAACATCAGCAAACATAAAGTCTTTTTCTGTCCAAACGTCAGCCTGTCTAGCCATCTCAATGATTTCATCTCGTGTCATAGTGTCTTCGTCCCGTAGTAAGCAATCATCGAAGCATCAGCACGACCTGAATCCTTCACGCGCTGAAACAGATGTTGGTCATCAGGATGCAGCTCCATCGCACGATGACGAATTGCGTCCTTGCCTTTCCCGCAGCCTGTGGCTTTCATCCATGCTTGCGGTGTGATGTAGGTGACGGGAACAGACAACGCTGCAAGACAGCCTTCAATGACACCTGCTGCACGCCCGAAGGCGAACATTGATGACACTCCCTGATTGGGCATTGCGCCGACCTTTTCAACGAATGCGTGCGTAGGTGCAAGCTCCTTGATGATGGCTGCAACGCCTTGCGCTGAGACTTGTCTTTTGGTGCTGCCACCGCGAACCACCTCAACGATAGGCATATCAACGACACGATCAAGCCTGTTGTCAACATACAACGCGAATGCGCCTAAAGCGCCAACATCCACCCCGATAACTCGTTTGACGGGCTGAATCATGGCTGACCGATCTTGTCGATGGACTCGATGCGCTGCGCGATTAGACGGTCTGCTGCGTCCTTGAGGCGATGAATTGATGAGACTAGGGGCGTGACCTTGCCAGCCTTCCAGCGTGATGCCACAGACGGGTCTAAACCCGCTTCTCGGCAGACATCAGCCATAGTGAAGCCAGCTAAAGCAGCACGCTCTTGAATCTCTTTGATGTAGTTAGGATTTGTCATGGCTTAAATGTTAAGCCATAATTGATTTGCGTGGCAAGTCAAAAAAAGGGGTGAAGCCCTGTTGCCTCACCCCTATCAAGGCAACCGCTAGCAGGAGAAACCAGCGATTCAGCGGGAGAAACCGAACCCGCCACAACAATTTTATGAGTTTGTTGTGAAAATAATACACTTTGGGTGTTGACATGGGTGTCAGCGTCACTATGATAGAGTCATCAACAACACACAAGGTGATTGAAATGAACGAATCTTTTGAGACATTCCTCAACAGCTTTAAGAAGGACGCAAAGGGTCGCTTCATTGGCTACATCGTTGGCTTGCGTGATGATGGTGTGAATTTTTACGCATGGGTGCAAAACGCACGCATGACAGGCAATGACTTTTCTGACTTTGGCGTTATCCAGCGTTCTAAGTGCTTTGCAAGCCAAGAGGATGCAACACGATGGGCATACGCCACAGCCAAACAACGAATCGCAAAACTTTAATCAACCCTAGCTAAAAGGAGCAAAGCAAATGAAGATCAACGACACAACCCGCTGCTATCCACGCACCACGGCAGACGCATTCCGCGATAACTATTACGACATTCAAGCGCGTGAGCGTTGGGAGTGGCTAGAAGGTAGCCAGAACGAGACATACGCTCAGTTTGAGTTCTGGCTGTACATCACGCTTGCCTTTGCTGCTGGATTCTTGACCTGCTTGTTGTGGGGTGCGAAATGACACCAACACCAAAACTACGCTTTGTTGAGCGTGACAGCTATTCAAAAAATGGAGAACACTTCGTTGAACCTTTTAAGGTTCGCGTCCTTCAGCAATGGTGGCAAGTTGCAAGTACAGGACAAATAACAACTAATGGTGAATGGCGTGATGTACCTTTGGAGAAATAATAATGAGCGAATCCATGCAAAACAAAATAGACGAGATCGTGAACGACTTTGTTAAGCGTGCTGCTGGCAAGGTCGGCATACTCAGACCAGAGGACATCGGACGCATTGCCAGAGAAGCTGCTCAGAAGGGCTGCATGATCGGCTGGTATGAAGGCGTTAAGGCAGAGCGCAAATACATGAAACTTAAAGCAAATGCAGGTGGAAAATGACAACACGACAAGAAGCCATGCGCCTCATCGTAGGCTTGGAAGAGTACAAGGCAGAAGGTCCAGACCTCATTGCCAGCGTGATGCGTAAGATGCTCAAGGACTTGGACGCTTACGAGCAAGAGATCGAGTCTTTAAGAGATCGAGTCAAGCAGCTTGAGTTGGAAGTCTTAGGTCTGACGCAATGAGAAAACGCTCTAAGTACAAGCCCAAAGGCGTGCGTCTTGACGCAGTTACTTGGGTCATCAATGGGTTCAGGTCAATCAATGAGACGGGTGACGCTGCCCTGCACCTGAAGATCAAGAATCATTCTTCACTTGATTCTTTGCGAACTGGCACAGCCACCAAGGATGACATCGACAACATCATCGCAGCCTTGAATGTGACTGAAGCCTTGTCGCGCATCAACATCGGCGAGGACTACGCCAAGGAGATCAGAGCAGGGCAGGATGCCTTGTTCGAGATAGCCAAGCGTGGCATCAACCGAGACAATAGATTCATTGCAAGAGGACCAGAGCTAATGGCTATCAATGAGGCTTATGAGGTGCATGACGCGCAGCTTGAGGTCTGCACCATAGCGCAGCTTGAGAAGGCTTTGGACATCGTTAACGCTGAGATCAAGGCACGCAAGGCGCGTGTCATCAAATAGGGGACTGACATGGACCACAACTTCTGGTTGATCGTTCTTATTCTTCTCATTGGCGCTGCCATTGCTGGTGTCGCTGTTCTTATGTTTATCGCTGCTTTGAAAGCGTTGGGGGATTGATATGCACGATATTGCAATGCTTTGTTTCTTTTTGGGAATTATTTGCGGATTCATAGGTGCTTTGATTTTTGTCAAGTTAGCACTTGAACTTGAGCATGAAGACAAATGAAAACAGTTCTCGCCAAAGGAGCGCCGTGGTACGAGACTGCCAAGCCTAAAAAGGCAGAGGTAAAGAAGAAGAGAACTAGACCGCCTCAGATTGACGAGAACTTTAGAAAATGGCTGATTAAAGAAGGATATGTAAATGACAGAATTCAACGACTTTGAGGTGCTGCTGATGATTGTGTTTGCAGCAGTAGTTTTAGACTTAGCTTTTTGGGGGTAAAAGATGGACGGGATAACAGTTTACGCATTCGACTATCGTGAGTTCATGCGGCAATGGGAAGCAATACACGGCAATATGTTTAAGACCATGAACATCAGCGCCAAGAACAGCCTAACGATGTCCAAGTCGGTAGACGAAGCCAGAAAGACGAATAAGCGTCACGGCACGATCTTAGGCATCAGCAAGAATGTCGTGTCGCTTGAACCCAAAGAGTTCATCGTTTACAGCAGAGCAGGTACAGCCAACACTAAGGTGAAGAAGCATGGGTAACTTCTTTGTAAACCTGATTGATGTTTACTTCTCAGGTGTTTGGATTAAATATGCAGCAGCAATCATTGCTCTGCTGTTGATTGGCAAGTATTGTCTTTAAGGTGAAATCATGGGTAAAGGTTCAACACAAAGAAAGTCTCAAGTCGATGACGAGACGCTGGCATCCAACTGGGACAGAATCTTCGGCAAGAAGGAAGAGGTCGAAGAGGATGAAGACTATATCTGCCCGTCTTGCAGCGGGTCAGGTGAAGGGATGCACGATGGCGCTGTCTGCCACAAGTGCAAAGGTACTGGTGGCTACCCAAAGCAATACCTTCATGGTGATGACGAATGACAGGCTGGCGTAAAAGAAAGATTGAGCAGATGTCTGACAATGTAAACAACCCAAAGCACTACACATCGCACTCGTCTGGCATCGAGGCGATACAGATCACAGAACACATGAACTTCTGTCTAGGTAACGCCATGAAGTACATCTGGCGTGCTGACCTAAAGCACGATGCCATTGAGGACTTGGAGAAGGCACGCTGGTACTTGGACCGTGAAATAGCAAGACGCAAAAAATGAGATCAGAACAGCAAAAGCGCGTCATCAAGGCGCTGACAGATAAGGGCTATACGGCAGTTCAGTTGTCTGAGTTGATTCATTGCACCGTCAGGTCTGCAAGGCTCATTGTCTCCAAGCTGCACAAGCAAGGGCTGATTCACATTCAGTCGTGGCATCGAGTTGAGTACAACTCCATTCCTGCTGCTGTGTATCGCTACGGGATTGGCGTTGATGCTGTCAGACCAAAGCCTATGACCATGAACGAAAGAATGAAGAAGTGGCGTGCCAAAGAGTCAGTCGAGCATCGAGAGTTCAGGCTGGCAAGGCAGCGCCAGCTTCGTAAGAAGATCAAGCGCGACCCGTTGGTGGCTGCGTTCTTTGGAGTAATGAAATGAATATCAAAATCACACGATCTGGTAAAGACCTAGAAATTGAATACAGCAAAGACTTGTTGAAGTCTGACGAATACACCTATGCTGCATTTCTTGAGGACGCGATAAGACTGCTGCAAGCAGAACTTATCACGCAAGAAGCATCATTCGAGTAAGCCTTTGGCGCGTTGGTCAGCCAAGTATTTGTAATAGTTGTCAATCACTTGCTGGTCAATCATTTCTGAAACGCCTTCTTTACGCTTCTCAAGAGCGCCAAGAGCCATGTTTCTAATACTTCCACTTTTTCCAGCAAATTCTTGCTCAAGTTGTGGGAACAATCGAGGGAACAATACTTCTGCTGGAACACTTTGACCAAATGTTCCTTGATACTGACCAGTAAAGTCTGTGTTGTATGTCCTGTTCATTGATGGACGAAGATGCATACCTTCTGGAGTTGTCAAGATTGCAGTATTGCCAACATATCCCTTTGGAACTCCAAGCAATGAAGGATCAATGATTGCGTTTTGCAAGTCTTCTGCATTGAATCCGAAACGCTCTTGGTTTCCCTTCATGTAGAAACGATCTGTAATAGCCTTGCGTAGCTCTCCCGCGGTAGAGTCGATTCCTTCACCAGAATACATTTGAACTCGACCCTCTTCAGACATGATGCCCTTGAAGTTCTTAAATGGCTGAGTTATTTTTCTGTCAGCACCAACGCCTTTAGCAATCTTGAAGTTTCTGACGCTATCGTCAAATTCCTTGATGATGCTTTTTGGCAGCTTTGCCAAGTCAGCAATTTGCAGCAAACCTTCAACTGGCATGACTGAGAAGTTTTCAGCGCCAGCACCCATTGTTACTGGCAAATGCAAAATCTCACCAGTTCCACCAGCGTTGATGTTTTCCATTCTTGCAATTGCGTCACGGTCACGAATACGCTTTGCAATGTCTAGCCCTGAAGCGCCGGCAATGCCTTGCTCAATATGCGACAAATCTCGCGCATAGTCTTGACCACCATGCGTGATGATAGGTTGCGGCAAAAGCTCGTCAGAGATAGATGTGATCTTGTAGTTTCGGCTTGAACTGTCCCAAGGCATAAGCATTACGCTTGCACCTTGATAGTCTTCAATATTTAGTGGTGTCTTCTCAGCAAGACCGCCCATGAATTCACGCTCAAAGCGCTTTCCGACTGTCGGGTCAACCTTCAATGGTGTTGATGGACGATATACCTGACTTCTTGAACCTTGAGTCAAATCCTGCATCAACTGTGCCGGCAAACCACCACGCTGCATCGTGCGCTGCACAACAGGCTCTAAGGCGCGTTCAGCAGCCATGCCAGCACGCTCTGCTTGTGCTGCATAAGCCTGACGAGGAATCTGACCTAAGAGAGCAGCTTCAGGGATAACAGGTGGCAGCTTGGTAGATTCAAGCAAACCAGCCAACTGCTGCAAGTTCTGCTGACCTTGCGCTGTGCGTGGCTGGTATGTGTTGCGTGCCATGAAGTTTGCAGCCTCTTGCTCTGCAATCCTCACGCCTTGAGGCGTGCCGTACTTACCGCTGGTAACGCCCTTATAAAGACCGTAAGGCATACCAAGCAAGCCAGAGATAGCACCAGTACCAAGCGTTGCGCCTGTCTCGCCTAAACCCATCAAGTAGTCTAATGGTGATGCCATTTATTTACCCTTCGCCTTATTCCTTGCAGATATTGCTTTTGCCTTTGCCTTTGCATCAGCCTTTGAGTTAGCGCCCCACGCTTTCAAGGACAGCAGCAACCTTGTAGGTTCACCGTCCTTGTACTCTGGACC